AATCACCACTATGCCTACAACTTGATTGTCAGTCATTGTTACTCCTATCGCACCAGCGCCCTCGGCTGGTGACAGGCCTAGTGTTGCATAGCCCGCCGACTATTTACGGTTTATTTGATAACGAAATGATAACGATTCTGCCTCATCAACTGCATCGTCTATTGTCTTGCGGACAGGAAAAATGTCCCTAACGAGGTCGTCCATAAACCTTGCCTTGCACTATAAATGTGCCATTCTTCTCAATGTAGATTAGATCGACTTGGACATTCTTACCATGCACATACATGATGGCAAATGCCTGTTGCCAATTAGCCGTTCCTTTAGTGTATGCGGCCTGTTTGAAATCCATAAGGTTCCCTACCTCAACTCCATGCAGAACACGCCCCAAACGGCCCCCTATGGCTTCTGAGAAGGATGTACGGCCTGCCCTGTGGGTATGGCCAGAGATGATGTTTGTGCCTGTACGCCTAGCCGCTTCCATTGCACTTAGTCCACCCTGAGACTTGATAGGTGTATGGTCGCCATGAACTGCCACCCAGTTAGGTGCAAGCACCATAGGCTTTTTATGGAAGGTAATCCCAAGTTCATCGAACTTCATAAACTTCTCAAAGCGCAGTTCTGGCAAGGATAGGAAGGATGGGATCTTCTTCATAATGATGTTATAGATGCGATCCGTATGATTTGACCTTATGCAGTCTGTTACGCCTAACTCCCAGAGAAGTTCAACGCATCTGTCTCTGTCATCGCCTAGAGTCTGCTCATAGGCTAGAGGTGTGCCATCTGACCACTTGCTTATTGTCTGGAAATCTATCTCATCGCCGATAGTGACTGTTTGATCTGGCTTGAAGGTTTGTAAGAATTTAGCAATGTTGCGTGTTACATGAACATCCTCAAAGGGAACTTGAAGATCAGACAAAATAACTATTCGCTTAATCGTCATCCTCATCTTCGTAATCGCCGAACCTTTCTGGATCGACTGGAGATGGCAAGATCCACGCTGGATAAGCTTGTGGCTCTGTGATCATAAACAAAGCAACAGACTCGGTAAAACCTGCCTTACGCAAGGCCTTCCAGTATTCGTGTAAGGCTATGCAATAAGCCTCAAGTGCTGTGTAGCCTTGATCTTCTAATGCCTTAGTTTCTTTTCTCGCCATAGGATAATTGTCACTTCTCTAGTATGCGAAGGATGGTATCAACACGCCCGCGAAGCTCTGAAATTTCATCACGCATCGATGAGCCACCATTATTTTTCAGTTCGCTTAAATAATGCTTTACTAGCCACCGCACCGAGCCAATAAATGAACCAATAACGGTCGTGGCAGCAACAGCAAGAGCCGCCATGTCCTGCGCACTCATTATGAGCCGATGCCATAGTCTCTGGAATTCTTGCTCGCCCATTTAACTGCAGGTGCAGCTATTGCACCGATGATGACTGCATACTGTGGAGCCATGTCTGAAAGTAAAGCAACGCCCATTGTGACGGCAGAGGCCAGTACTGCTAGGCCGTAATCCTTTAGGGCTTTCTTTTGTTTGTTATTTAGTTTGAACATTGTCTCCGCCTAACATAGGTATTTGATAAAATTCACCGCGTAAGTCAGCTTCTTTTTTAAAGCTAAAATGAGCGTGGTGAGTGTGTTTGTTAGCCCCTGTGTACTTGCGCCACTTCCACCTAAGAATAGGGGAGCAGATTGACCCGTCAAAAATAATGTAAGCGACACGCTTCTCGGATCCTTTTTTACAGGCTGCACGAATTTGATCAACAAGGTCGGGCATGAGGTCGGGCTTGGCTTTGCCGGATAGGTCACGATCGACATCGATGGCACGAACCCAGCCTTGTGCATCTGGATTATGATCAGACTTACGAGCACCATGTCTGGTATCACCGATCCAACCATCCGATGTGCGGTCACGATCGCTGAAGGCATCATCGAACTGCTCACGAAGTTGTATAGCTGCTCTGCTAAGTTTAGGCTTCATCTTCTAATGATTTCAGATACTCTTGATAGTCAGAGTTTGCAGGATCTGTTGGTATTGAATACAAAACCCCATCTTCCTCGTATTGAATAATAAATGAACCAGTTGGAGTAGTAATTTTTTTATAGTCTTTTTTCATAATTCTGCTTGTACTCCTATAAATGAAGATGCGTTGTTAGTAAGTATGTAAAGCCCTGCGCCTGCTGTCCCTGATGCTTCCGTATTGTTAAATAGGAAAATCATCCGAGAACTAGAATCACCCGCCAAACTCAAAGAATTTATGTTATCATTTCCACCGGAACTTACAGCGTTGTAAAAATTTGTACCAGTTACAATAGATAATGTTGGTACTGTTCGCATCTGAACAGGCAAAGATGCAAAACTATAAATAGCAGTTGCACTATTGTAATAACCATTTGAAATGATTTTGGAATTTGTATTTTGAATTACTTGGTAGTACCTCTGGCAGGCGGCTAATTCTCCTTGAATTGTTCCGCCAGCGCGGCTAAAAGATGTAGCAGTTGAACCAAGCTCTAATTGTACGCCTGTTACTTCATAGTAATCATTAGCCCCAGCAGTACCAGTAGGTGTATAGGTAAATGGCAAAGTCAGTTCGTTTGCCGTTGCTCCGACTGTTACAGTAAATTGGAAACGCTGCCAAGTAGTTGTAAGTGTTGCGTTTACGCTTCCAAGTAATGCATCACCTGTCCAGGCAATAAGGTAACTTTGATCGGTTCCTGTGCCTGATCGAAGCTGAGCCGTTAAAACATTACCTGAGGATGAAAAGTCAGCACCTCTGCGAGCATAAAAGGATACTGTTACAGTTTTACCCGCTAAAGGAATTGAGTTAATTGTTTCAATCGGTTGATTAAAAAATTGTGTTCCAGTTGCAGTATTTCCAGAATTGCGCTGAAATCTTGCACAGTATTGAACAAATGGCAGATTAGTTGTGTCGCCTGTTACCTGTCGGCTGACTGTTGCTGCGCCCGATGTATTAGCGCTAGCGATAAATCTATCAACACAGTAAGTATTGGCTGAAGTCAAGGCTATTGAAGTGCCACGCTGCCAGATGTCCATACCGCCGTTGATTATGAAGTTTTTACCTGCTGCAACAGATAGTGTGCTACTGGTCAGTAGGTTAATCGTGCCATTGGTATCGTTAATGTCCGATGCCGAAAAGACATCACCATCAACATAGGTGGTTTTAGTTGGGAATCCTACTGCCATGATTGTTTCTCCATAGTCCTATTCTAGTACATCACATCAAGTAATGGTTCTTGCGTCGTCAAAACTGTCACCCATGTGTTAGGGGTGATGCTGTGGCCTATCCCCTGACATTGCAGGGTTTTAACGATAGATGTTCCTGACACATTCACATTGGTTATCTCCATTGTGTCAAAGTAATCAAGATCCAAAGCTGCAACGATTCCAGCCCCATAGCCTAGAGTGACCAGATCAAGGGTAATTGACTCGATGCGGATCGTAGTGTCTTTACGGGTATTGACATAGGCAGTTGCTAGGGCTAAAGCGTTGGCATCCGTTGTCATAAGCATGTCATTGGCTGTGACTGAGTGCAGGAAGTATTGGGCAATGGATGTGGCATCTGAGAAGGTCTGGGCTGTGCCGCCTATGCGTGTGACAGTAGCTTGATTAACTATTGTCTTATCATCATGGGCAAAGACGATTCCTGCATAGTTAATGTCTGAAGATCCTGTGGCATTAGAGAACTTAGTAGGGCTTACAGCCTGAGCATCATAGACAAACTGGCGATTCTTAAATACCGCGTTGCCTGCCTTGTCCACATAGAAAGCCCCCTGCTCTGTAAATTCTGCCGTCTGAATCGCTGTGAGCCCTGTGCGTGTCGTTGCAGGGTCAGCCACGCATAATGTGTTACCTGTCTGGATTGAACGCTGGCTTGCTGGCCAGCCTACTGTGTTGAGGATTTTATCGATTCGTGTTCCAGTGTCTTGCCCAACGGCTTGCCCAGTAACGGTAGTTACATTGGAGTTAAACAGTAGCTTGAAGCCATCAGAGCAGATTAGATCGACATAGCCAATTTCCTGATCTTTAGGGTAAGTGTAAAGGTATTCCGTAATGTAACCCTTAAAGATGCCGTAAGTGTTGCCAGAGTAAGTTGCTGAAATCTGAATAGAGCGTAGAGGTACAAGATTGGGATAATAAATTGATGAAGTGTTCTGGGGGTTCCACGCGCCCGTTTCGTCGATAATCCTAACGGTCGCTGTACCTGAAAGATACTTATCCTGAAATAGGTTGCGCTCTTTGCGAGTATCAATCTTAGAGACTTGATTAGATACATCCACAATAATAGGAGCAATGGCGGCAAGCTCAGCAAAACCTAATCGTGAAGTACCCAACACAAAGGATTCACCAAATGAGGCTCCACCGTTTAGGTTTATCTTTACAATAGGGGTTGCTGGTAGTGCCATTAGTACGCCGTACTGTAATTTACTGGAGTACCAGAAGCCTGTTGTGCGTAAAGTCCCTGTGTAATAGCTGCGACTAGATCGCGCTCTGTTGTAACTGACCCAGTCACATTGACTGTTACATTTGGAGTCTCAAAGCTAGTACGAGAGTAGCCCGGCACATTGAGCCTAGCCAATTGATCTTGTAATGCTGTTAAGCTAGGCATGCCTAAATCTAATTTTTCACGGATTACTTCTCTTTGCACTTCAATTGGAGTGTTAGGCCCATAAATTTGAGATTGAAGCTGTTGAACCTGTGGCTTGATAGAATCTAGCATTGATCGGATAGTTGCTCGGAGTGCTTCAATTAAAGTTGCAAACGCGTTCTCAGCTTCATTGGCTTTCTTAATCATTCCAGCAAGGGCAGAGTTCTGATCCTGAATAGCAATTAAGGATAGAAGGCGCATCTTTGTCTCGCCCTCGGTTGATTGGTTGAGAGCTGCATAAAGGCCAATACGATCAACATCAAACTTCTTCTCAAGCTCTGCAAGGGCTAACTGATCGCCTGTAAGGACAATCTTTCTAGTAGTCGCATCATTGTCGATCTTCTTTAGCTTGTTGCTTGTCTTAGTTAAAGCAATGGCTGTGCGTTCTTCCTTGAGCTGTGGCGCTCTAGCCATGTGTTCATTAGGGTTACGAACAGAGGCAACCTTTCCGGCCTCGCGTAGCATCTCAATGTATGAGCCTAGAATAGGAATCATGCCTACATTTAGATCACCAATAATAGGAATGTCATTAAGTTTGCCACCAAGGGTTCCTACGCCACGAATAACATCTGCAATGTAGGTTGCAGTTAGTTTCATGTTATTGGCTAGATCAGCAGCAGAAGTATTCTCGCCTAGTTCAGTTAAGGCATCGATAAGGCCAGTACCAATAATCTCAGAGGCATTAGCTGCACCTACTGAAAGGATGGCTAACTGGCCTGAGAAAGTCTGTGCAGCAGCAGATGCAGATCCAGAGAATGTTTCTGCTAATTGGTTTGTGATCTCTTCAAAGGATTTAGTCTTTAGATCAGCCTTTGTAAGTCCTACGCCTAAGCGAGTAAGTGCTGTGTTAGTGCCTAGGTAGGCTCGGCTGAGTGCTGTAGCGACTGCGCCGACATCTTTACCAGTTGATGCGGCTATGTCTAAAGAAAGGTTTAGAAGTCTTTGGCTCTCAGCAGATGACTTTGTGGCTACCGCTAACTTCTGATAGGCAGGGCGCAGTAGATCATCTAGGACACCAAACTCAGTTTCTAGGCGATTGATGTATTCCTCTGTGCTTGCAGCATCGCGCTGTAGTCCAACATTCTTTAATGCCAGTGCTAACTGTGTCTGCGCCTTCTGGTCATCGGCTGCAGCTCTAACAGAGGCCTTTGCGTAGTTGATGACTGCGGCAGTACCAAAAGCCAAGCCTAAGTTTCTGGCTAAGTTTTTAACACCTTTGCTTAACTTCTCTGTTGAAGTCTCGGCTTGCTTAAATGCCTTTTTGCCAGTGAACTCGGTGGCTATGTCAATTCTTACATCTGCTGCCATTTATTTGACCTTCAATGTGTAGTTTTCAAATTTTACTTTAGAATTTTCAATAGCCTTAACTACAGCTGCTGTAGTCTTGCCGCCATCTTCTGCCCAAGCTCTAAAGATTGCGCGACCTCTCATCTTACGAGAGGCTCGACCTGCTTGCCCTTGTTCGCGCTTGTAAGCATCAACAATTCTTCCTGTGCTATTTAATGCATCAATGAATTGCTGTCCGGCATTAGGATTATTGCTTTTAGATTGATCCTTAGTTCCTGATCTAATCGTTTTTCCATAGTTAGGATTGCTCTTTAATTTAACTTCCCATTGTGGAGCCTGTTGTCTGCCTTGAGGATTCTTGCGTCCGGCAGTCTCATACATAGAGCCAGCGGCAGATGAGTTAACAATACGAGCTAGAGAACGAAAGCCTGATCTGTTTGGCTTTGATGGTGTTGTCTTAAATCCAATACCACGCTTAGCAGCAGTCGATGACCATTGCAAGCGATCCCATGAACCGTTGCTTGGCTTAGCCCAGCCAGATAAAGGTGCAGTTGAAGGAATAAAACCTCTAGCCTTAGCAGTGATTGGCTTTAATAATGCGCCTAGTTCTTTTTGTGTTTCTTTGGCTAAATCTGGAGCAAACTGTCTTAATGCCTTGCGAAGTTTAACGCCGCCTTTTAATGTTGCTGGCATCTCTGATCTCCTTCGCTTCATCTTCCAGAACTCTAATTAAGTTCCTTATCATTACTTCATCAAGCTCTAATAATTGTTGTGGCGCGATCCCGAGTCTGACGCTTAATTTAGCAATCAGATAGGTGATCGAGTCGCGCCCTAAGCCAAAGGGTCGTCATCAAGAACTTCGACCGAGGTCAATGTTTCAATGAACTGTTCCCCAAAAGGCTTAACGGTTTCACCCGACCTTCTAATACATTCCCAAGCTAGCCAAAAGACATCGCTTTGCTTTTGATCTTCGATGAACGCTTTGTGAAAGCCCTTCTTAGCGTGTAGCTCGAAACCGTACTGCACTAATGGAGTGATTGCGTATTCCCCAACCGATCCATCTTGTCTTGTTACTTTTAGCTTTGCCATCGTTTGCCCCTTTGTTAGTTGTTTAGAATGTGCCTGTAGTTGCTACTGCCACTGTTGAATTAGCAGTAAATGTGATGCTCTGTGTGCCAATGTCTCCAACAGCACCGTTAATGTCTGTTGTGTTATTGACTAGCAAAGATACAGTATAAAGAGGGTTAGTCGCTGATACTGCTGTGTCTTTTTCCTGTAGGAATACTGCTGTGATAGTTGTACCCCATGCAGCTTGTAGTGTTGCTAGAACTTCACCTGCTGCTGTGTCATTTAGGAAGTCGATAGTTACTGTTGATGACTCTAAGCCCTTTACGAACTTGTGTGATGAGTCACCCATTGCAGTTACTTCTAGTTCATCGAATACTCGATTGATTGTTACTGATGTGACATGGTCTGAAAGATCAACAGAGTTAATCTTCACGCCGACCTTGTTATTTAGAAATACAGCCATGAGATTATTCCTCGTCTTTCTTAGTAGTTACTGGCTTTGGTGATGCTGGTGCTACCTGCCCGATTTTGATCAGGAAGGCTTCGTTTTCTTTTTCCCACTCGGACATTTTAACTCCAACTCGTAAGGATTGATACGGACATCTCGCAACTGAGCAGATCGCCTGATGCAGCGTTGAGAATACTAGGTGCGCTTATTGCGCTTACATTATAGGTCAAAGATGATGCAGCGAGCTTTGCAAACACGCCACAAACAAAGTCTTCTATACCATTGAGGTTACCCTCGTTATCGTAGAGCATGGTCGTTATGATAATTTTGAAGTTAGCCATAGGGCTAATGGTGATGTGCTGATTATTGCTAGGTGTCAAATAGGGATCATCTGGAGACACGATTACAGAGTTAGCCAGAACAGTTGCCGGTGGAAAGGCAAAGGTCTGCCACTTAGCGTTATCTACTAATGCAGTTGCTAATGTGGTTCTAAGGGTAGTGACGGCAACAGGCATTATCCCACCATTGAGCGAGGGTCTAGTGCGTGAGCGATCAATCCTCGCACCTTAGCGAGAAGCTGTGCGCTCATTCGATAAGGGGAAGGCTGGAAATCAATAGCGTTAGAACCTGAAAGTGTTGCGGTTCTTGCTTGCCAGATTTCAACAGCGATCATCAAAGATGCCTGTTGTACTGCTTTATCATCTGCCCAATCTACATAAACATCAGCTGTAACTGTTCCAAATGGAATTACAGGATGCTCTGGAGCAGGTACATTGTTATTTCCAGTAATGTTAAAAGTAATGCTATAAGTATCTACTTCTGTAATTGTTTTAGATCCATTAAACTTTGAGCGGTTGCCTGAAACTACTACAGTCTGGCCTACATAAAATACTTCATCAACGGGCTCTTCAAAAAATAAAGTACCTGTTGTGGCTGTGTTGCTGTGTGCAATGTTAAAATTAGTATTGATCCATAACATAGGGAGTAGGACTGCATCTGAGGCGTCACACACTTCCTGCAAAACGGCATCTGTGTACAGCGTACCTACTCCGAGTGTTGATCGAAGTTCTGAGACTGTAGTTAATGCCATGATGATCCTTTCTAAAGACTCTGAGGGGTAGAGGGCTACTACCCCTCAGAGCGACTTAGTTACCTAGTTATCAGGTTAGGTTAAACCAGTTTGCGCCTGCTGCAAGCTTTGTAGCAAGTGCTCCTTGACCAAATAGTAGAATGTCTACAGTTCCGTCTGAGTTCACATTTGTGCGAAGTTGCTGACGAGCACCCTCGTACCATGTGTAAGCGTCTGGGTTAATAACAGCCATTGAGTAATCAGCTGTTCCTACTCCGCCAGAACCCTTCATGTAACGAGATACACGAAGGTCAAGCCCTGCAACAGATCCGCGAAGGCTTGTTGGTGTTAGTGCGCCACCTGCGTTTTGAGGATTAGCAGCGATGTAGATTGGTCGTCCTTGATCGTTGTAGCTCATAATGTTAGCCCATTGTTCTGGTGTAACTACAATGTTGCGAGCAAAGCCAAGTGATGCTGAATACACTGCGGCTGCGGCACTTGATACATACTTAAGCAAGCCATCAGCTGAGTTAGCCTGTGCTGTTGCGTTAAGAGTACCTGCGCCCTGAATAGCTGTTGTCACAAATTCTTCAGTATCTTTTGCGTAAGCAAACTCCATCTGAACTAGAAGCTCGTCTAGGAAAGCAGGTGTTGAGTTTGTTAGCAATTCGAGCGTAGTAATTGCACGACCCTTAAAAGACTTCTTTGTAACTGTAATAAATGAAGCCTCAAGTTGTGACTCTGTAACAGCACCATTCTCATCGATCTGATCGACTAGAGGCACTTCACTAATCTTAGGGAGCTCAAATGTTTTTCCAAATTCTGGCATTGTGCCACGAGTGACTGAATCAATCATTGGGCGATCTGCGTTAGAAAGGAAGTTAAGTAGCTGTGTGCTTTGTGGTGTTGGAATAAATCCTGCACCTGTTGTTTGATCGTTGTCAGCAGCGCGTAGCCATTGACGAGATTCATCATCACCAAAGAGGTTAGCCTTTAGTGTGTTTTCCAAGTAATTGCGCTTTGTTACTTCAATTATTGGATTTGTGTAGTACATCGCTGAAACAGTTGGGCGAGCAGCTTCAACCGCTGGAGCCTCAACTGGTGTTGCTTCGACTGCTGGAGTGGGATTTTCCACGATGGCTGTCTCGCTTTCTGTTGGTTGGATTGTTTCTTCAACAGGGGTAATTTCCTCTGCTGCGATCTCCAGGATTTGAGCAGACTTAAAGGCTGGCTCTGTGACTAGAGAAACTTCTTTTAACTTAGCCGATGTAACGACTGTGTGACCATCTTTTGAAGGCTTTGATGCAATGATCTCTGCACCGATGCTCAAACCTGTAACTAAACCCTCGCTAGCCATAATCAAAGCGTCATTTCCGCCTGTTGATTTGCTTAACTTAAATGTTGCATAAATGCCATCTTCACGAGATTCGGCAGCTGTCATTCGACCAACAGGCTTTTTCATGTCGTGCTGGCTTAGCAATTTAATCTTTGACACATCTTCAATTTCGATTGATCCTGCGGCAAAGACATAAGCACCAAGATTAGTTTTGCCGATTTCACCAGTACCCATAGGTACGATCTTGCCAGAGATTTCGCGGCGTTCTTCTGAGCACTCAATTGATGATGCTTCGATGTATAAGGTTTCCATTAGCCTTCACTTCCGTTAGGTGTTAAGTCTTCCATTTCCATCGCTTGCTCTGTTGTAATTAAGCCAAGCGATAACATCTTTTCCAATACAAGCAATCTTTCCATAGGATCGATCCGCAAGAAAGTAGAATCTAAATCAAATTTGACATAGTGTCCAGCTGTAGAAATGTCATCCATGCTCAAGCGTTGTTCAATTGCAGAGATAAAAGGTTGGAAAGCTAGTGCTACTAATTGTTTTCTTTCGTCAAGGATGTTTGAGTATGTCATTGATGTGTTGCGATCTGCCGACAAGTAATAAGCAGGGATGCCGCATAATCTTGAAATTTGAGTTGCTAATTCTTCAATCGCATCCTGGTAGCCCATGTCCTTAGGACTAAAGCCAATGTTTTGCGCTTCCAAGGTAGATGTTAAATAAGCAGTTGATCTATTTTGACGAGCTGCTTTCCAAGATGCTAAAAGCGCCTGCACTTCATTAGGTGGAAGATCAGCTCCTGAGTTCCGAAGCACCGTCGTCGCCATCGGAGTTTGTGCTGCCACAGATGCGGCTTTTTGAATGTCAATAGCTGCTTGAATTATTCTTGCGCCGGTAGTTAGCACACCTTCGTTAAATGCTTGAAATGTTACTAAAGATCCTAGACCTGACATTGGGCGTGGTGAGCCATCTACATAATAACGAGTAACGAATGTATTGTTTACATCAAGGTCAAATGTTACACGAGTGTTGGCTACCCATTCAAATGATGCACCGCGTTGATCCTCAGAATAAACCTCAACAATTTCAAGAAATGCTTGGCCATAGAATAGAAGGCTATCTACTAAGTAGCTGATTGTTACAAATTGTGGCTGAGACTTAGATAATTGACTTACCCATCTAGGAGCTGGGATTCTTTCGCCTGTTGATTTTTTCTTGTACTCTAAAGGAATAGATCCGACAGTGCAGAGAAGATCGCGGCATCTTTTTACTGATGGCACTGACATAGCATCTCGGCGAGCTATTGTCGGGAATGTAAAACTGTAAATAGAGTTTATTCCATCGCCCATTATTTGAGGTGCGACTTGAGCCTCTAGCGTTTGTGGCTTGCGAGAAAAGATACCCATAGACATAAAGGATAGCATTTGTCAAGTAAATAGACAACACGCCGATGGTGTGTCTAAGTATAAATCTGAGGCTTAGGTGCTGGGATCATTAACTTCGAAACAACCATAGCCAAGCCAATCGGAGCGGAAATGTCTCCAGCCGACTTGCGTTTAATTATGCGCCACGCCGCATCATTGACCTTAGCTGCGCAGTTATTCATTTGTTGGATTAACTCCACTTGACCATTATGAACTACTCGATGATTGACTAAACCTTCTAATAAGTCGCCACAGGCTTTGTAGAACTGTTGGCCTGATACATCCTCGACCACGACACCACTTTGAGACAAGCGATCGGCAATAGTTTGTGTAGCGTATTTGTCAAAGCAGACTAGTCGCGGTTTATAGATGTCAGCCCATCCTTTTATACTTGCCGCCATCTTTAACTCATCGATGGCTACTTGGGAGCTATAAGTTTCCAAGATCCCGATGCCAATCCGTCCATCTGGCAGAATTTGTCCTGCGACTAATGAACCGTTGCGCCGAGACGGACTGACATCGAAACCAAATACAGTATAAGCCCCAGGAGCCATTTCAAGTGTGCTATCGGATGTTTCCTCAAGAACATTGTGCGGCCATGGTGAGGAAAGAGAATCTATCCAGGAACACAATAATTCCGTGCGAATGTTTTCGATAGGAGAAGTCGCTACAGCTTCTTCTAAAGCTTCCTCTGTAATTGTGTAGCCCAATGCTGGATTAGCCATAGCCCAAGCTTTGCGATCATCTATTTTACAGTATTGGGGAGCCGAATACTCATAAAAGCCAAAAGACTTAGGCGGATAATCCATGGCGCGTTCTCTCATGTCATTTAAGACTGTGCTAAAGGCATCTCCAGCATTAGATGTCAATAATGTCTGAGCATTTGGCCGGGCGCGTGTCGTTGGTATCGCTGCTCGATAGCCTTCTTCTGTTATTTCTCTAAGTTCATCGATGTAAAGGAAATCTGCGGTTCTACCACGCGAACCATCTCTAGTTGCAGCTACAACATCCAACCGAGTGCCATCTAGCATCTCGATTGACTCAGTACCGTTTGCATAGCGGATCTGTTTTACAAAGCCTTTGAGATGATCGTTATTTTCTAATAGATAACAAACTTGTCTAAAGGTATCTAAAGCCATGCTTCTATTAGATGACATGATAAGGATGTTCTTACTATCCCACTTTATGAGGTGTGCAAGAATTAACATACGCACCATGTGAGTCTTTCCGTTTTGACGAGCGGCCAAGGCCAAGCAGGTACGCCTAACGAATTTACCTTTACTGTCAACACGCAACATGTCTGTCAAAATAAACTTCTGCCAGGGCAATAAAGGCATGCTAACTATCTTGCAAAGATCCTCAACATCTCCTATGAGAGATTTGCCTTTAAGATAAGGGCTGTGAAGCCTCGGTTCAGTTGCCCCTCGTAGCGGTTGTTTCTTTTTGGGTTTATCTGTCATTGAATTGGGTTAGGTCGGAGCGTAAAGGGTGAATCTTGCATCGTCTTGGACTGTATCGGAGAGAGGCTCCCTGAAAAGACAGGGGGGTTCTTCCCT